GCCTCTTCCCGGCCGTAGCGCAGCCCATTCGGCTGTCTCGCATCCGCAAGCCACTGGTAGCAGTGCCGCCATGCGTAAAGCGCCGCGTCCGCGCAGTGGTTGGGGGCCGCCGGATGCTCCTCGCGCCGCTGGCTCCGCTCGTCCCAAATCAGCAACCCGTACTCGTCGATCAACGGAGCCGCCGCCTTCCGGTGCAGCTTGATCCAGCCGCTCACGAAATCCGCGTTCATCAGTTCAATAAAATCCGACTTCCCCGTTTTTTCCGCAGCCGTCAACGGAATGTCGTGCCGCCTCCGCATCTCTTCGACCGCCTGCTTGTTCGCGTTGTCGATGATGATCCGGTCAAACTCGAAACGCCCCATCAGCTTTCGCGTCTGGTCCGCGACTTCCGTAATGTCGCAGCGCTCCTTCTTGTGCGCGCCCAAGATGTACAGCGTCCGGTCGAAGTCATGGTAGGCGCAAACAACCCATGCCGTCGGATCGTTGAACCCCAAGTCGATCCCCAGAACATAGCGCCAGCGTCCGCCCAGCCCAAGCTTGGGAAGTTCGTCAAACACGTTCCTTTCATCGTTGAACCTGTAGACAAGGTTCGTCGTGTTCACGACCCACTTGCCCAAGTAGTGCTGCTGGAACAGCGGCGTCTCTTCGATCAGCGGGTTCGCCAACCGCAAATCTTCGATCTCCGCCTTCCACTGGTCCGCCACCTTTGGGTTCTCAAACGCCGTCCAGCGGTAGCAGGACCATCCGTCCTTCGTCCACTGCCCCGCCTCGCCCGGGTTCTGCCCCTTGGTCAACTCGTAAAACAATCCCCGCTTCATGTTGCCCGGCGTTCCGATCATCGCAATCGTGCCGCGGTAGTCCGCCGTCGCCGGCTTCAAAATACCGTACACGATCTCGTTCAAGTCCACGTTGTACGACGCCGCCTCGTCCACCGCCACCGCCTTGAACTTCTGCCCCAGCGCCTTCTCTTTTTCCTGCTCGTCCGCGTCCATGCCCAGCAGGTAAATGATGCTGCCGTTGGGCAGGGTCACGCTCAACTCAGTCTCGTTGAACCGACAATTCAACCCCTGCTCGCGGTCAATCGTCTTCAGAACGTCCTTCCACATGATCCGCTTGGCCGAAGCGCGCGTCAGCGCGACGTACAAGCAAGACACGTTGGGGTTCTTGTACGCCGCCTCCAGCAACATCAACCCCGCCGCGTACGACTTCCCCGCCCGCCGCGTACACAGCAACGCCTTCATTCGCGACGGATCGTCCAAGAACTTGCTCTGCCAAACGTGGTCCGTACTCCGGAAAACCGGTTCCTTTTTCTCCGCCGCAACCAAGGCGAAAAACTCGCTCCGCTCCTGCGGCGTCATCTTCGCAATCAACTTCTCAAGGTCTTCCTTCACCATCTCAACATCCCCTCCCGCGCACTCGCGCTCCCGCAGCTTCCCCCTCGCCCGCCCCCTCGTATTCGCCCCACTCCCGCCCCCAGTGCTCGCTCACGACTCCATCTCCCTCATCATCCGCTCGTACTCCTCCTTGCCCACTTCCCGCGGCCCCTCCCGCCCCATCATTTTCTCATGCTCCTCACGGCTGATCAGCGCGACCTTCATCTCCACCTTCTTGCCAACCGCCTTCGCGTACCTCGCCACCACTTCCTTCGCCCAACCCAACTCTTGCCCTTGCCCCAGCATCCAGTACGCCGACTCTACGTCCTCATCCAAAACCCCCTCCCGCCTCAACCGCTCCAACTCCCCTCGCACCCTTAAAATCTCTTCCATCACTTCCGCTCCATGTTTGTGATGCGTGCGCTTGCGATCTTGAAATATTCATCGTTGCGCTCAATCCCAATAAACGAAAAACCAAGTGCTCCAACTGCAACGCCCGTCGTTCCGCTTCCCATGAACGGGTCCAGCACCACGCCGCCGGGAGGGGTCACAAGGCGCACCAGCCACCGCATCAGTTCCACAGGCTTGACCGTGGGATGGCTTGCCTTCTGACCTTCATTTAACCCGCGCTCCCGCTCCGACCTCGACGCCTTGGCTTGATAGCGGAAGACCGGGAAGAAGCGGGACGCGCCGCCGCTGTCGCCGTATCCGATCTCCGTACCCGTGATGTCGTAACCCTCTGCGTCCGCGCTGTAGATTGATCGTGGCTTGAACTGCGCCTTTCCTACGCTCTTGCTTGTCCCGCTCTGCCTGTCCAACCCGGCCACCGCACAATCCTCGGCGCACGCCTCGCCGCACTCGGGCGTGTGGGAAAGCAGGATGTTCGGGGGCCAGCGGCCAGCGTCGATTGGCTCACAACCGCCGCCGTTGAGCGAGCCGTTAAGCGAGCCGTTGAGCGAGTTTCCCGGCTTCATTGATGGCGGCCCAGACTTGCGCGTGCCCCCGTCAACTCCAACCCGGCACCCGTCGATGTTCAGCGCCCCGGTGCCGTGCGCCTGCACATTTGCTGCGACGGTGCCGACGAGCGGCTTGCGGGCCACGACCACCGGCTCATGCGCGGGCTTGAGCGCGGTGCCCCAGCCTTCCCACGCTTTCGCTGCTTCTGATGTGATAGCGCGGGTTCCCTTGGCAGCCTCACGCATGAACTGTCCCGGCCCCGCACCATACCCTCGGCCCGCGTCCCCGGCCCCACGGGAGCCTTCGGTCTTTTGGGTCTTGAACTTTCCGTGCGCGGAACTAGAGGGGTCTGCGCCGCCCTGCGGAAACCCTCTCTCGGCCTTGTCGATAGCGATGGCGACGTTCAACGACTTCGGGAACCCGCTTCCGTAAATCCAGTGCAGCGAGTCTCGGATCTCAAAGCCCGCGTCCTCGATGGCAACAGCCATGCGGTGATAGGTCCGCGTCCCGCCGAACGCCAACAGGTGCCCTCCGGGCTTCAGCACCCGCAGGCACTCGCGCCACAGCCCGACGTTGTACGCGATGCCGGTTGAGTCCCAACCCTTGCCCATGAACCCAAGTTCGTACGGCGGGTCGGTCACTACCGAATCCACGCTTGCATCTTTCAAAGATTTCAGAACCTCAGTGCAATCGCCCAGCCGCAAATCCACGCTTCCCATCACTTCCTCCTCATCGCCTCAAGCCCCCTCACCCTCGCTCCCGGCAACACCCTCTCCCGAAAACACCTCAAACACCGCCTCGCCCTCTCCTCACTCGTCCCCCCACCGCAAACCTCGCAAATCCCTCGCTTCACCTTCCCGGCCTCACGGTAATCCCGACACGCCAAACGATGCGCCTCACGCGCTACCTCCCGCCTCGCGTACCGCCTCGCCGCCGCACGCCTCCCCGGGTCAGCCCACCGCCTCCGCTCGTAGCATCGTCGGCACTCCCTCGCCGTCACCACTTCCCCCTCGCACAACGGCGTCGGACACGGCTTTCGCATCCCTTCTCGTAGCATGAGTAGCGTCACGCTGCAAGGGTGGGGGGCCTGTGTGTGGGGGGGGTAGGAATATATTTATTAAATCCCCAAAGCGATGGTGGGGGGGGGGATCGCGCGCGCGCGCGTACACGCGGGATAGACGCCTGCCGGGAGAGGCGTGACGCTGCGCGTTGAACGCGCCGCGTTAGACGCACCGCGCCAGCGCACCGCGTTGGGCGCACTGCGTTAGCGTCAGACCGGCGCGAAGGTCGCACGCGCACACGCACGCACACGCGCGCGCACTCGCGCGTGTCCGCGCCCGCGTACGCGCCCGCCCGCAGGCCCGCGCGTGAGCGCGCCCGCACGCACGCCCGCACGCACGCGCGTTGCGCGCGCCTGCGCCCGCGGGAAACACGCCTATCGCCGCACCGCCGTCAGTGTTCTCGAATTAGAACAAGCAGCAGGGGCGGCCTCGGAATACTCTAAGTCCGGAGGTGAGTAGCGGCACGCAAGATCCTATTCCAAGAAAAGCAAGTCCGGATCCAGCTTAAAATAAGCAGGAAACAAAAAATCGACATGCCCATGCGTTTTTTCTGTTTACAGCGGCGTGACGCTACGGTAGGCTTCACCTCGTTCGACGCTGAGGTGGTTGCGGTCCCGGCCCCTCCCCGATCTTTCCCAGCCCCAGCCCGCCCCCTGCACTCCGCGCCGCGTGTCGATCCCCGCGCCCCGGAGCCGCGCCGACCCGGTAGAACCGGGCAGGCAGAGCAGGCCCGGCGGGGCACGCTACCCCAGCCCCGCAGGCTGAGGGCTGCACGCGACCGCTCCCGTAGGATGTCGCCACTGCTAGCCCCAGCCCTGTGGCTCATGCGACCGCTCCCGTAGGATGTCGCCCCTGTGAAGCCGGGTGCCAGCGTGCGGCGCGCTCTGTGAAAACTGAATCCGAATCGACTGCGTAGGCTACAGCCCGGCCGCGTTGATTCCGGCCTTTCGCCGCATGCCACGGC